CCTTCGAAGATGATATCACGAGGGAGGCCCTTGCCTTCCCAACAGACGATGATTTCGCCATCCATGTTGTTGTTTTCCGGACGGTGGGTCCAGTCATCTTCCAGACGAGGGTCCAGGTGTTTTGGGACCTTGTACATCTTCCGCACAGGCTTGCCGGTACGGGAGTCGGTAGTGGTGTGTTCCCATCGTTCCGAAGGGACAGAGAGGTAATGTGGCTCTGTAAGTTTCCATCTCGCCATGTCAAGATTCCTTCTTCATGAGTTGCAGGATATTGGGCAATTCAGGTTTATCTATTTCCAACACAAAGTGTCCGTTTAACAATTGCCAGATCCTTTCCCAATTATTAAGGTAACGCATTAAATCCGGTCGACATGAATGCAGCTAGAAACGGGTATCCCGTCGCTGACAAATGCAACGTATCCGACCAATTGGCCGGGTGGGCAGCGAACGCGCCACTAGTTCCAATTTGTGTGCTGGTGTGTATCGCCATGTAGGCATCGGCATTCGCTGGAAGTGGCGTCGCAAGTGCATCCCATGCGGCATCATAGGAGTTTCTGGTAGCGTCTGGGTCTCCGCTAAAGCCCGTAGAAGTCCCCCACACGGTCTGCTGATTTGCAATCGCCTTGCGAGCAGCTAGGTACGTCGCCCCATTTGTCGTCACGGCAATTCGCTGATTTGTCCATTCAAACGTAACGACCGCATGTGTCTTTCCATACGCCACAGCGAGAGGATCAATTTCGGTCGGGGCCAGCGTATTCAATTGGTCAATCTGAATACTGCCGACTGATAAATTATTCCAAGTACCGAAAGGAAGTCCAGCTGTCTGTGCTGCTTGATACGCTGGCGTGTTGACTACGCTGTTCACGATACCGCTGGGCCCGTTAGCGGTCCCTCCAGCGCCGACACCTTGCGAGATGCTATCGCCAAACACGGTCATGATTTTAGGAGTGGCCGCCCAAGGATATGGAAGACTATACTTGTCGCGCGCCCATTTTTCTGCTTGAACCATCTGGGTTGGAGTGAGCCTGACGTTCCAAACTAGAATTTCGAAGATGTCGCAGGTGCTAGGGAAGTTATTTCCGGCGTCGGTCCCAATCGAAAATGTGTGCGCTCCGCTGCCTTGCCCAGAGTTGTTGCGGGCGTAAAAACATCCACCAGCAGTATAGTAGTTTTCAACGGCCTGACCTATTCCACCTAGATTTTGCGTCACCGTGTAGCCCAACGTCGCAAACTGGTTTGTGGTGTAGTATGGAGCAGCCAACGAACTGTCCCCGCCGTACCTACCAAGGCCGGACTGACTATCCATAAAAAACAAGAACGAATCGCCGCCTGTTGTGCAAGAGAATGGCGTCCCAACGCCGAAGAACGCGCCTTGGACCTTTGCGGCGATAAAGACGGTGTACTCTTTAGCGTCCACAGCGGTTCGCAGGACACCCGGGGTAGCGATTGATAATCCACCAGTTCCGACTGTGCGCACCGCAGGCTTACTGCCTTGGGCGTTTGTGAGGAATGTCGGAACCATGGCGACAGCCGTTCCCGCAACAATGCCGTTGATACTGTCGGTCCAGGACGTGACACTCGCCCCATTGGAAAGGGCAAGACTGTCTGCGCTAAAGCGTGTAACAAGGTTGGCTTGCTGCGGCAGTGCCGTACCAGACGAGAGGCCATGAAAATGAAGTCCGGCTTCTGCTGAAGTTACCGAATTAATGGCTAAAGCGGAAACGGTAGCGAGTAGAAATCCTCGGCGCGAAACTTTCATGTGGCCTAGAATCCCCAATATACATGCTGATTATTGTACATGTTTGTAGCATCGGCCCCGGAAAAGGCCGCCGGATATAGACCAACTTCGCAGACAGCCCCATTCATATGATTAGTGAAAGAATCTGAAAAAATACCAAGCTGGGTTGTTAATGTAGTGCCACCAGAACTTTGGGTGGACGATGTACTTGTATCAGTTACTATGAATGATGATGCAGAATTGTCCACGTTTTGAAACGCATGAGGCGAAGTATCAGTAGCTCCAGCAGTAACTGAACTGGATGAAAAAAACTGAAAAGTTCCACTGTTAGTTCCCATACCAGTGCCGCCCCCGCCACTAGCCCCAAAATATTGATGGTTCCCAGTCGTTATTGCATACTTAACAACAGCAGAAACAGTCAACGGCTGTGCTAAACTACCGAAGCTACCGTTAAAATTCCCCCCGGAAGTTCCTACACCACACGTTTTTGTACCAATAGCATTGGCAGTTAGCGTCGCCCTAGAGCCCACCGCAGCCTGAGAGAGATCACACGCAGCTGCAGAGCAATTGGTTGCGCCGCTGATGTCGTAGTATATTTTTACAGTGCAATTCGCATTCGGGCACGTAATTCCGCCAATGACCTTTGGAACAATATCGCCTGTCGTGGCGTCACTGAGCATGTCTGCACAAGCGACATCGGTACCGCCGGTACTATCGCAAGCATTGATTAGTTTGTTTCCGCGCGTAGCTGCGCTGAAGGCGCGCGTGCCCCATGCTGCGGTCCAGCCAGTTTTAACATCTCCTATGCCGGTAAATACAACCCCTCCACCAGTAGCCAATGGCAACCATCCAGCCCCCGTCAACCAGACAAGACTAAAGAGCGCGACCAGAATTGTTGCGTACTTATTGCTGCACATAAGTCATAACCCCTTGAATGTTTATAACGCTACCTGCAGTAAGAGCACATATACCATTCGAAGCTGCCGATTTAAATATCGTTGATCCTGCTCCACCGTAGTTAACCGTAACAAGCGGAGCGGACGTTGTAACATCCCCACTCCCAAATGTTCCGGTTAGCGCGACCGGACTTGTACACGCAGCCCCAGTTCCATATTCGAATAGAATAGAATCGGCGGTGGTCGCAGATGGAGCTATGGTAAACGATATACCACAAACATAAACGACTGTTGCACCTGAGACAGCTACTAGACTAGTGGTCCCTGCAGCGGCTGTAAGATTTATTGGAACTGAGGACTTGGCGACGTTTGGAGATTGACAAGGATCGACGTATTGATCACTGGCAATGGTGACGGGGACTGAGGCGGATTTGGTGGTTTGGCCAAGGGCAATGATGCCGGGGCTATCTGGGCGAAGATCGACTACCAATGCTGTGTTGGTCGCTGTGACCGGTGCGGTTGAAACAGCAACTTGCCCTGTAGATGTAGACGTACCGCCAAATTGAGCAACGTTGACTGATTGGTTGGCCGGAAGTGCTACGCTATCAGGCGTAACCAATAACTTGGTCATGCCAGCAACGCCCTGCACCGTCAGCGCTTGTGTCGCTGCAGTTCCTGCAGGACCATCAAGGGTAGCGCCAGCATTGCCAAGAATATCTATCTTACCAATGTTGTTGGTGCCCGCTGGAGTCGCTGCTGTTATATCTGTGTGGAGTTGCGAAGACGTGTCTATGTCAATTAGCGTTTCACAGTTTCCATCTGCTGCACTTTTCGAACTGATATTGCGTGACGCTCCGGTACCGTCTAGGATCGGAAGTGGGATGGCGCCGCAAACGGCGAAGGCGCTATGCGTGATCAGGGAGAACGTGAGGATTAGTAGGAGCTTTTTAAACATGACCATCCCCTTTCAGAAGTGGATCACAGTCGCGTATTGGGAGTTACAGACGGCGTTGAATTTAAGTGCGTTGGAGCAGGATGGTGGAATTGGTGATCCACCTCCTGAAAGAGAGTCAGATACGCCATGGAGTAGTTGTGCTGAGGCATTTACCGTTAGGCACAAGAGGAATAGAATAATCCATTGAATGGAGGTCAATTTGTGAACCCCCATGCTGAGATAGAGCCTACTGTTCCCGCGCCCCCAGCAGGGGTGTTGACGACGATGTTGGTGTTCGCGGCTGAGGCTACCAGACATCCAGGGAATGCAACACCTAGGACACCCTGACCGGAGGAGACGAAGACATAGGTGAAGTTCATGGTGGTTGGGAGACCAGTAATGGTGACGGTACCGGTGGTGGCGGTTGTTGTTGCGCCAGAGGTGAGGACGAAGCCACAGATGTAGGTCCACTTGTTGGCTGTGCCGGTAAGAGTTGCTGATGAGGAGCCTGTGGTGAAGGTAGTGGATGGAGTGAGTGGGGTTGCATTTGGGCCTGCGAGAGGGGTTGTGATAACGACTTGGGCTAGCACAGCACTTGCCAGCCCTAGGTAGAGTAGGAATGCTGCACAGAGCTTTTTCATTTGGGTTTCCTAAAACTGGGCGTACCAGACCAGAGTCGTAAAGGTGACAGCGGACGGATTGATACAGAGGGCTTGGCCGGTACTGCTTGATTGAGTAGCGTATTGGGTCTGAGTTGCATTTGGAGAGTTGGAGCTAACGGTGAAGGCAGGGGATAGTTTCTTGATTCCAGTATCACAGGGAGTGGTAGTTTGGGTACCGAAGGTAATTGCCATGGTTCCGTTAGTGCCGGAGTTGGTTATGTTCCAGCCACAGATGGAGATGGTTTGGCCGGCGACTGCGGGGACGGCGATTTGGACACCAGCGGTGCCTGCCTCGACTATAGCTATCTTGTTGCATTGGATTTGAGTAAGCGTGCCAACGTATTGAGCAATGGCCGCACACGGCCACAGGAGGAGGAGGAGTAGAACGAGTGCGGCACAGAGCTTACGCATCGGGGTTATCTCATCTTATACCAAGAGTTGGTGGACAAGACATAGCGCCATTCGGCACTGGTCCCAGTTCCAAGAGCACCCGTGACGGCGCCATTCACAATGGTGGAACCGTCGGTTGCTGCAACGGTGCATTGAGTAAAGGCACCGGCAGAGCCATTAACGATCTCCATGATCTCACCGTCCCATGGAAGGGTTGGTAAGTTGACAGTGGTGGAGACTGATGCGGCAGTGAAGATCACTGAGCCTGTGGTGTTGGTGATGGTAGACAGGGTACCGGAGGTGACTGCGGTGGTGGCCACGCCTTGAGAGTTGCGGATCTGTCCGGAGGTGAGGAAGAAGGATGAACCACCAATCCCCTCACCTGCTTGCCATGCCTCGTTGCCGGAAAGGGTCCGTGAGGTAAGGCCAGTTTGGGCAATCACCCCACCGATGAAGGCTAGGGCCAAAAGGGCCCCAACCAGAAGTGTTCGGAGTTTGGTCATCACGGGGTCCTCAGTTGGCGATGTTGATCCCAGCGGGATAGCCGCCAAGGACTGCGTTTGCATTCTCCGGTAGATCGTGCCGGTCGAGGACAAGATAGCCTTGGATTCGCTGTAAGCCGCCGGTGAAGGTACCGACCGACACGTAGCCGAGTTGAAGGAATCGTGGGGGTGGGAAGTCCAAGGCCGGACGGGGCATATCGATATCAAAGAGTCGGGCTCCGGCTACTAGGCTGGCCAAGGCCACGACTGGGCCAGAAGCGTAGATGACAAAGGAGCCGGGGGCGCCTGAGCCGTTATCAGGGGCACCTTGGATGTTAATTTGAAGAGAGGTACCGCCGGCAAAGCCGACGACGGTTTGAACCAGGAGTTTCATCGCTGGATCGTCGCCGATGCCGATGTCTCTGGCACCACCACCAGCGGCGAAGGAGGGGATTTGTGGGTTACCGGCAAGGCCTACGCCAAGGTCGATGATGTTAGAGGAGGTTTGAGTGCCGGTAGTGGGAACGTCGCTGCGACCATCTAATGCAGAAACACCACCAGAAACAGCCCCGGTGAATTGGAGGAATCCGTCGAGAATCATGTCATGTTCCTTTCAAGTAACTTGGGCTTCGTTGGACAGGACCGCGTCCACCGTGCGGATGGGGATGCCACGGAAGGTGGTGATGGGCTTGCCGTTGAATTCCTCAATGCGAAGGAGTACGTTGGTTTTGTTCATCGCTTGGAGATCGAGGTAGGTCCGGATGATGCGGTTGCAGTAGATCACGGTACGGCCCATGTCGGCGCGGACTGCCGGGGTGTCAGAGGTTTGGATCGTGGTTGCAGAGACCGGTGCGGTGGGGAGGCGGTACAGTGCACGGACCAAGAGGTTGATCAAGTTCGCCGCGGAGACGCCGGTCAGTTGGGTGACGTCGATGTTGGCGATCCGCGCCATATAGCGCCAGTCTCGTTGGGCGAAACCGATTTCCCACTTGAAGTGCTCCCGATAGGCCTGGTAGGTGTTGCCCAGACTGTCAGCAACGGGCCATTCACCCATGTCGCGTTGCTGGAGACCGGCGAGTTTGCCCTTGGGGAAGATCGCGTGGTTGGTATCGGTACCCCAGGTCATCACCCACATTGAGGTGTTGGTGGATGCGGTGCCACCGCCATCAAGGACGTTGTTGGCAGTTTGGGAGTTCGCGACGGTTTTGGTGGAGTAGCGTGGGGCAAAGCCGGTGAAGCGTTCCGGGTTGGCGAACTGGTTGCCGTAGACCATAGTGGAGGCGACTTGTTGGGACATTCCCTCCAGGAAGGCGCGGCTTTCAGAGAGGCGGAACTCAGGGGTATTGCCGTTCAGATCGGCGATGTCTTTGTCGATCACGGAGTAGGTTTCGAGGTTGCCGCAGGCCTCGACGAGTTGGGCCGTGGTGGATTTGGCGTTGGGAACGCCGGTGTTGAGCAGGCGCCAGGTGGCCTGGGGCAGAGCGGTACGGACTGTGGTCTTGTGCCCGGTTGGGAGGTTGCCTTCGACGACCATCATGTCATCGAGGAGTTCGTTGGTTTGGGACAGAAGTTCGATGATAGCGGCTACTTTGTAACCGTCATCCATACGCTTCGCCCAGTCCGCGTAAGTGAGTGCGGTGGTGCCTACGATTGCCATAGGGGAGGATCCTTAGTGAGGGTTAAGATTCATTCTTCATCCTCTGTTCCTCTGGGCGCTGCCGTTCTACCGCTCTGCGGTGGGACGGAGGATTTCAAGATCCGCGGTTCGGCACGAGGTGCGGGTACATGGCTTCGGCGATAGAAGGGGCGACTGGTGCCCCAGGGGGTTTGTTGGCTTCGGGCGATTGCCCACCCGGACGGATGCTGGGGCCTTCCACGAAGGGTTTGAACATGATTGAGAGGGCCTCGACAACGTCGGGGTTGGTACCGGCACCGGTTAGGTCAAGGGCGCCACGGAAGGCCCTTGCGAGTGAAGGAGGAAGGGCCGAGTCGATGGCCTTGGAGATGTCGGTTCGGACGGTTTCGGCCTTAGAGCCGAAGCGGTCATGGATATCTCCGAGCCATTCTTTTTGGAGGTCGGCCCATTGTTTATAGGGGGCTTCGATGGCTTGTTGGGTGTTTTTGGCATAGGTGTCGACTAGTTTTTGAGCGGCTTCTTGGGTCAGGCCGAGTTCTTTGAACGCCACGGTGGCTTCGATAAGGGCCTTTTCGTCAAATTTGAAGCCGTCGGGGACTTTGAAATCGGCATATTTCTCTGGAGCGCCTGCGGCATCAGGCTTCTTGTCTTCGGGTTTTGGCTCTTCCTTGGGCTCTTCCTTTGGAGCCTCTGGGGTCTTGGTGAGGAAGGACTGGCCTTCAGGTTTCTTCTCTGGCGTAGGGATCGTAGTCTCCGAGGAAGGGGTCTGGTCCTTCAGGGTCCCGTCCGCCGTTCGGGCTTCCGGGCTGTTCCCCGTTGGGGGATCGGTTGTCACTGTCGTGTCGGTCATTGGAGAGTTCCTTGTGCGAAGCTTCTTGCATCATCAATACGTACTCAGTAGGGGAAGAGTTCATTGCGTCGTTCCATAACTGCAATCCTATATTCTGTTCCCCTAAGTAGAAGTCTGTAACATCAGGGCGTCCTGCAACGAATGCGGTCGTGCCTATGTGGCACCGATATAGTAAGTCGTGTAACCATTCTCGCCCCGCCGTAGTGGACATGATGTATTGTGTATAATCATGTCGAGCACGTAACTTGAGACGAGAGGCCTTTTCTGCTTTGCGGACATCTTTGCGGTTGGAAGCATCGTAGGTCATTTCTTCGTCACAAGTAGAAAGACTTCGTCAACGGTGCGAAATTCTGGAAGGGCCTTACCGTAGTAGGCTTCATCTATATCAACAACTACACCGTCTCTCAGAACGGTACAGAGACGTGCATCATCCTCAACATTTGATAGTAGTTCTAATAGTTTTGCTTTGGTCATGACTTTAGCCTCCGGCGACCATTCGTTGGACTAGGTTCTGGCCGCCACCTACGTCGATCTGGGAGGCGTTGGCCCCGGCTTTGGACAGGGCTTCGATTTGTTGGGTCTGTTGAGCGGCTTGTTGTTGCTGCTGACGGGCTTGGCGGATGGCGGTTAGTTGGGCCGGAGAGCGGATGATTCGTGGACTGTTGTTCAACAGCGAGGAGTAGATGTCGAGGGCCATGTCGATGTCGAGGTTGTCCACGGCTGCTGCATCGATACCAGCGAGTTGACCGGTGATCTGGAACATGCGTTCGATTGATCCGGCTTGGGCTGCGTTTTGGGAGATTTCCAACAGTGAGGAGAACTTAACATCGATGTTCTTCCCGGCGACCTCTGGTGGAGGAGGTGGAAGGATGTTGGCGCGGACCATGATCCCCCAGACCCGGTCGATGATGGGGGTGAAGACTTCGTTGTAGAGACGCTGGAAGACTGGGCCCAACATTATTAATGACTCTGCCTTGCGCATGTCCCACTCGACAGCGGTGATGTTGGAGCGGGTTTCGAATTGGGAGGCGACGTTGAAGAGGTTGTTGAAGAA